ATACCAGATTCTAAAATTCTTTTACCAATTAATGAATTAATAATACTAGATTTCCCACTTGATGGTAAACCAATAAATGCTACTGTAAAATGAGACATTATTAATTAATTATAATTAATATATTAATTAAATCATAATTCAATTTTTTGATCAAATAAAATACAAAAGATAAATAATTTTAAATTAAAATCTATAATATTAATTTAAAATTATTTTTATTATCAATAACTTTTTGTATTACCTGCACCTCTTACTTTGTCGCTACCATGATAATTTTTCATATTATAATACATAATTCTTTCAGCATTTTTTGCACTTTCTAATGATTTACATTGATTGATTGAATTAATACTTGTAGGAAGATTCTTTTGTGTCCATTTAGAACCATTGCCATTAAAATGATCACTAAATCGTTTATTAGGATCACTAGTTATACCTATATATTTATTTCCATTTTCTAAATTTAATGAATATACAAAATGTTTTTTACTTGATGCTGAATTATTTTTATTATATTGTGACATTATAACTAATAATAAATATTTTTTTAAATAAATTTGTAATAAATAGTTAATCTTATTTTTGTTTTAAGTAAAATAAAAAATTAATTAATTATTAATCTGTTAATTTAATTTTATATTATTAATGACTACATTCCAATCAATTAATATAATTAATAAAAAATATAATGTTAATTTTAATTTGAAATCAGATTCCTTTTATGATTTTAATGAATAATTAAAAGAATCAAGAAAATATTATCATGATTATTATAATATAAAAAATATTAATATCAAAGATTTTGATAATGAATATATAGATAATATTAATATTTTGAAAAGTGATTTATTAAAATATTATATTTTAATAAATGATGATTCTAATTTTGATAAATCTACCAGATATATGTATATCTAATATTAAAAGTAAAAAAAAATTAAATTATTCTAATAATAATCAACAAAATCTTATAGATTTAAATAATAACTGTCAAAATAAATTTATTGAAGTAGATTAATATGTTACATCTTTAAATTTTTATATAAAAATTATTTATTTTAAAATCATTATTATTATCTATAGTTTTCATTAATAAAATATTAATTATAAAATAACATTTTTTCTTTTATTATAAATTTCATCAACTTTTACTAAAAAATCTGATTCATTTATTTCTAATAAATTGAGTTTATTACCACAAAAATCTATTTTATCTTTTAATTCTTGTTTCATTAAAATAAAAAATAATTTATTATTTTTTATTTTAAAGTAATAATTTATAAAAAAATATTTATATTTTTTTATAAATTGTTTCATAAAATTCCATAATATATTTGCATTAGGAACGCACTCAATTGTTTTAATTTTAGTGTAACCTTCTAATTGATCTATTTTTTTATTTATATATCTTTTTTGACCTCTTATAATATAGTATTTATATTCAGTATTATTATTATACATAATAATAAAATATTCTAATATTGAAGATTTTTTAGTTTTAATAACTCTATCTTCAACAGCAATATCTAATTTTTTAGCAACTTGTATTAATGTTTTATCAGTATTATCTAATTTTTCATTTGTTAATTCTAATTCTTCTTTTGACTCTTCTAACATATTTGTAGTTTCATCTAATTTATCAAGTACTTCATCTAATTTTATATTTGCTTTCATCATAAGTTTTTCTAATTTATCAATTTTATTATCTTTTTCTTTTATTATTATTTTATTTTCTTTATTTTTTTCTTTCAATTTAATAATATATTTTTTATTGCAAAATAAAAAAATATTAAAATATTTTTTTGTTTTGTGCAAATGATTATAAATCTTTGATTTTTAATAATTTGCAAATCTATTTAATAATCATTAAAATACTTTATACACTCTTCTAAAAGTAAATAATATTTAGTATATTTTTTAGTTTTTAATGATCTCATTAAACATATTTTAAATGCTCTTGGATGTAAATAATATTCATTTTTATATTTAGTTCCAGATGAAAGCTGCTGCGCAACGTTGCGCAGCAGATAATCTTCATTTTCAATAAAATCATTTTGTTCTAATATTCTTTTAATATCATTAGTTGTTCCTTTCAAATTTATAATACCATATTTTTGTAACATATTATGATAAATACAACATTCGTTTTTACTAACTAATTCAATAAATTCATCAATAAAACTAATATCTATATTATATTTTAATTTATTGACTTCTTTTACAAAATCTATAATATTTACATTTATTTGATTTTCTACTAAATAAATATTATATTCTTCAATTGTTGTATAATACATTAAAAATATATTAATTTATAATTTATTATTATTATTTATCAATTTTTTATTATTTTTATATTATTAATAATTATGATATAATTTAGTTATTGATAATTATCATTGACTTTTTATTTATACAAAAATTATCATATTTTATATCTGATTTTTACTATAGTTATGTTCACTTTCATATTATAAGCATAACCAATCTCATTCATATTTTTCAGTTATTATTAATTTAATAAATTTATTTTTAAATAATATTATTCTAATTTTATATAAAATAAAATTAAGAATCATTATTAAAATTTAATTATTAATTCTAAATGTTGTAATTCACTATATAAATTATCATAATTTGATAAGCAAATTTCTTTATTTTTTAATATTAATTTTTTAGTAACAATATTAATTTTTCTAGTATAACCATCATTACATGGAAATAATATAACTGCTTGATTTATTTTATTATTGATTCTAATAGTATAATCAATTACTCCAAGAGTAATATCTATGATACCTTGTAATGATGTTATAAATTTATCAGATAATTGATAATTAAATGTTTTCCATCCATCATTTGATTTATAATTATTATTATTATTACTTTCTATCTTTTCTACAATATTTAAATAATAATCAGTATCATCACTATTATAATAAAACAAATCAAAACCTGATAATAGCGATGGTATAATCTTACTAATTTTTTCATTTAATAATAATATAATATTACTTTTTTCAAAATATTGTAAAGCAAAACCTAATTCAATCATTACATTTGGATTTGGTAATGATACATTGTCATTTAATATCCAATCTGGTGTGATATCGCATACAAAAATATCTGCAGATTTAATATGATTTTTTATTTTATTTAGTAATTGATGAGAATTATTTTTATCATTGTTACAAACATCAATAATAATATTATCTAATTTTTTACAAACTTTATCATATGTCATTCTAGATTCATCTGTATTATTAGAATATGCATAAAATATACTCATTATTATTTAATAATAAATATATATTTAAGTTAAAATAATTAATTATTATTAAAAATATTTTTTATATTTATTATCGTTAATAAAATAAGTCCATTTATTATATATTTCATCAATTTTCATTAGTGCTTTTTTATTTTTATAATTATATTTTTGGACTTCAACCCATCTGCTATCAGATCTTGATGGTAATTTATTATATTCATCAATATATTTTTTAGATAATTCTAAATTATTTATCCATTCAGATACATTATCTAAAAAATAGATTTGATATTTATTATCATTTATAAAATCTGTCCATTTATTATAAATAATTTCATTATTCATAATCTGTTCTTTATTTGTATAATTCTTTAATTGAGTTTGAATCCAATTCCCTAATATTTTAATTTCTTTATTTTTATTAGCACCACATGGTCGCTTATGATTTTTATCAATATACTGTTTAACTTTTTCTAAAGTATTAATCCAAAAATTATCATTATCTTCAAAATATTGTTTATATTTATTATTATTTATAAAATTGGTCCATTTATTATATATTTCTTGATTTTTCATTATATCATTTTTATTTTTATAATTTTGTTGAGTATTAGATAACCAAAAAACTAATTTTTGAATTTCTTTATTTTTATCAAATTTAGATGGTCTTTTATTATTTTCATCTATATATTTTTTTATTTTTTCTAAAGTATTATTCCAAACTATAATATTATCTTCAAAATATTTTTTATATTTATCATCATTAATAAATTTAGTATATTTATTATATATTTCTTCATTTGACATTATATATTTTTTATTTTTATAATGTTTATTTTGGTCACTAATCCAATAACCATATGCTTTAATTTCTATATTATTATCAGATGTTGATGGTCTTTTATTATTTTCATCTATATATTTTTTTATTTTTTCTAAATTATCTATCCATTTTATTTCATTATCTTCAAAATATATTTTATATTTATCATTATTAATAAATTTAGTCCATTTATTGTATATTTCTATATTTTTCATTATATATTTTTTATACTTATAATATTTTATTTGGTACGTAACCCATTTTCCTAATTTTTTATTTTCTTTATTTTTATTATCCATAGAATTAGGTCTTTTATTATTCTCATCTATATATTTTTTAACTTTTTCTAATATTTCATTCCAATTCTCACTTTTATATAATTTGATACCTAAAATTTTTATTTTATTTTTTTCTACATTTTCATTAGTAATAATTTCTCTTTCTTTCTTACTTTTTATATTTTCAGAAACTTCTAAATAATTTATTTTTTTTATAAAATCAGTATCATATTCTCTTATTGAACTTATATATGATATACTTTCATCAATGTCTTTACAAAATAAAAATACTTTAGCGATTTTATTATGTTGATATCTCATCGCTCTACTCATTCTTTGAATATTTTTTATTTTAGAGGAACTTACATAAGTCATATATATTCCATTACAACTAGGTATATCAATTGCTTCATCTAAAATATGTACACTTAATAATATATTAATTTTATTAGAATTATTAAATTCATCTAATATTTTAGTTCTATTGATATAACTATCATTACAAGTTATTTTATTAATATCTACATCATATGAATAATATTCATTAATCTTATTAAATTCCAAAATAAAAGTATCTATTTCTTCATGCGTTCTAACATATACTATAATTTTTAAATTACCTTGCATTTTAATAGCTTCTATTAAAAATTGTAATTTAAGTAAATAATCTTGATGAATTAACAAATTATTTATTTCTTCATTATTATCATTACCAAATATAGGTAAATATAATTCATAATCACTAATATATTTATTTTTAATAGCTTCATTAAATGACATTTTATAAATATAATCTCCAAATATTTCATTAACATCAATATCATTATTATCTTCTAATTCATAAATTCTTGGTGTAGCAGATAAATATAATTTCTTAATATTATCATTATTTATTAATTTATAAATATTATCTGATTCTTCATAGATATTATTATAACTAAAATTATGAAATTCATCAAAAATTATAAATACATTTTCTAATTGATCTATTATTTCACAAATAATATCACAAGATTTATATGTTACAGATAATAATATTTTACTATTATTTTTTATAAATTCATTAATATCTTTTAAATCTCTAGTTCCGTCTGAATCAATTAATAAACTATTTCTATCATTTTCATATATTTTAAATCTATCTATATTTTGTTTAGCATATTGTTTTAGTGGAGTAATTATAATAACAATATTATAATTCATACCAATATAACAACTAATTAAAGTTTTACCAGTTCCACAAGGACAAGAAATAATTCCACTACCCCTTGGGTTATTCTGATAATAATAATTAGCTAACTTAATAATTGTATCTTGATAATTATATGGTTTAATAATATTGGTTATTTTAGTATCTTGTATTATTTCTTTTTTTATTAATTTAATTCTTTCATCATCGTTATATTCTAATAATATTTTTTTACTTAATTTATTAGTATAATAAATTTCACCAATTTTGTCAATATGTTTACACATAATAAAAAAGAATCCAGATAAATCTTCTATTTTAATTGGTTTATTATAATTTTTACATTGAACAATAATACATTCATCATTTTGATTGATATAAATAATATCAGAACCAATATCTTCAAGTTTATTAATATTATTAGTTTTTCTTTGTAATCTATGATCATTATAAGATTTAATAAAACCATAATCAAATAATAAATATTCAGGAATATCTTTCCATAAATATGAAATTTTTATATTATCTAAAGTATTCAGATAATCATTTATAAATATTTCATATTGATAACCTTTGTCAATATTATTCATTATATTATTATTGTAAGTTATTTTTTATATAATTATTATTCAGTTTTATCAAAACTTATTATAAAAAATTAATTATAATTACGGAATTAACAATTTTAGAAACTTTTTAGATGATATTGATATAAAAAATCTAGAAAATTATAATTTTTGCCTTAATAATTAATTAAAAAGCAAAACTTTTTTAATTAATTATTTATTAATTTAATACTAGATTTTTCTACACCATAATGTTTAGCCCACCATTTTTTGATGAAATTAAATTATTATTAATTTTTGGTAATAAAATATCTAATAATAAATAAATAATAAAATAGAATTTTATAAATAGTTAATAGATAATTTAAATATTTGTTCTCAGGAAAAATACCCTCATTTAATTATTTATTTTACTACTAATAGTAAAATAAATATTAATAAAAAAATTAATTTTATATTTAATTAATTTTTTTATTATCTAATATAATGAATCTATCAAATTTTTTTCTATAAAATTATTAATATTTCAATATTAATAATTTTTAATTAACGTGTTCACCTTTAGTTTATTCATTTTAATATTTTGAAAAGTGATTTATTGAAATATTATATTTTACTGAATGATGATTCTAATTGTGATAAATACGTAATTGTTAATGATACAATTAAAGATATGTATAATGTTATAATTAAATTAAATAATAGATGTACTGATTTAACTAAGTGTGAATATACAAATCTAGAAATAATAAAATATAGTTTAAATGTTAATTATTTAACTAAACAAAGATTATCTAGTTTACTAAAAATATATGCATTTTACTATAATAAATTCTTTTTTAATAATGATGTAAATATAGATAAAGTATTATTATCAAGCATAGGTATTTGTCCTTCTATAATTAATTCTATTGAGAATAGTATTTTGAATCTAAATAAATATTTAGATAGTCTCGTATATAAATCAATATATGAAAAAGAATTAGATAAAATATTATTAAATTTACCAGATATATGTATATCTAATATTAAAAGTAAAAAAAAATTAAATTATTCTAATAATAATAACTGTCAAAATAAATTTATTGAAGTTAATTAATATTTTTATTTAAATAATATTCATATTTAAGCTATCCGTTAGAATTACCGATAACTGTAGAATATTTTTAATAAAAATCTATAAATAAGTTTGATAGATCATATTTATTTTTATAGATTTTTAATAACACATTATAAGCTGTATAAAAAATATTTAATTTAGCCCATTTATAATATCTTTTTCTAAGTATTAATATTATTTATCTCTTAATTTTTTGACCACAATAAACCTATTTTTGCTATAATAAATATAATTTTAATACATTTATTATAATCATGTATAATTGGTATCCTGTAGATTTTATTTCAGGAACTACATTTTTTACTATACTTAATATTAATAGTTTATATTAAGTATAGTAAAAAATATTTATTATCTAAATATATATATATATATATGTATAAATATTTAAAGTATAAAAATAAATATTTACAATTACAATCGGGAGGGGGAGAGGGAGAACTAGAAACACTCACACAAAATAAAGAATTGCTTTTACAATTATATGAAGTATTAGATGGAGTATTAAAAATATCATCTGAATTTTATAATATTGAATTCGAAAAATTTGTAAAGGATATAGATGTACTAAACTTAAAGCAACATAAAGATGCAGTATGTAAAAAAATTACAGATTTAATAAAATCTAAAGTAGAATTAGATTTTAAATCTAATGTAGAATTAGATTTAAAATTTAAAGTAAAATTGAAGGAGGAACATTTTACATTATTACAAAGAATAATATTTATATCTAAAGAGGATGATTTATTAAATGTAATATATGACCAAAAATCAAATCTAGATAAATTAAAATCAGAGCTAGATAAATTAAAATCAGAGCTAGATAAATCAAAATCAGAGCTAGATAAATCAAAATCAGAGCTAGATAAATTAAAATCAAATCTAGATAAATTAAAATCAAATCTAGATAAATTAAAATCAGAGCTAGATGAATCAAAATCCAACTTTAAAAAATTAGTATCTAAAAAATTACTAGAATTAATTGATAAGCGTCTGACTAGTACAGAGATACTTATAAATAGAAAGACTAGACCGCTGAAGACAACGCCATAGTCAACGAAACATCCAAGATTTCCTGCAAGTAGGGAGGAAAGAGATAATTTCTGGCATCAATATCAAATAAAAAAACCTGATAAAGAAAAGGCTTAAAAATCTTAAGTTTATTTTTTTTAAATGGTAAAAATATCATAATAATTAATTTATTAAAATTTTTAATATTAAATCTATTACTTATAAATATAATTAATACAAAATTTAACATATGATGATTCTCATATTGGTTTATACAGCAAATATGCCTGTTTACCATCATATAAAAAATAATAAAAATTTAGGATTTCTTATTATTTTTATCATTATTGGACAACAAAATTATTTAGATATTAATTATAAATGCGAATGTACAAAATGTGCAAATTAATACTACTATGTCTATAAATAGAAATATATTTTATATAAAAATGTTATAATAATTAGTAAATTATATTTTATATCAGTATTCTACTTTACTAGTAATTAATATATTTATAATATATTAAATGAATATAATATAGAAATAAATACTAAAAAAAATAATAGCGGATATATATATATTGTAACTAGCGATATATTAAATGCTGTTAAAATTGGAATGTGGAGATCAAATTTATCTTCTTTATATAACAGATATATAACAGTTTATGGTAAAAATATTAAAATAGAATATTTTTATTCTGAAAATATTAGATTAGTTGAAAAACACATACATAATAATTTTAAATTATATCGAATTACTAATGAATTATTTAATAAAGATATTTTAAATGAATATATTAATTATACTAAATGTTATTTGCTAAATAAATAACATTATTTGATAAATAATGTTATTTATTTGTTTATCAAAAAACACTTAAAGATAAGTTATCTTATATATTTATGGAAATTATAATGATTAGAAATAATGAATATATTTTAGTTGAAAATATATTTAATAAAGCTCCAGTTTATTGTAAAGAAAGTAGAAATGGTAGAGAATTAATTAAAAATAAAAAAATTACTGATTATATATACGCAAAAATAAAAGAAGGTGTTTGGATTCAATCAGATGGTAAAAGTTATAAATATGATAAGATATTATTAAAAAAATCTTTCGTAGAAACAATTAAAGAAATTAATGAACCAGAAAAAATATCTGAAGAATCAAAATATGAAATTGCACCTGATATAATTTTATTAGAAAATAATGAAAAATTTAAAGATACAAATGGTAATTTATTTGACATTGAAACTAGAGGCGAAAGATTAGTTAATAATATTTATTTTAAAGTAAAAGATGTTATGGTAGTATTTGATATAAATAGATTAAATGAAACTTTAATAATGACTAATACTATTTATCAAGAAATAATTGATTATAAATATTTTAATTTGAATACTCACAACAGTGTTGTAAATAAACAAATAAAAAAAGAATTATATTTAACATATAGAGGATTATTAAGAGTTTTATTTGTGTCTAGATCTGGGAAGACAGATAATTTTATTAAATGGGCAACAGAAACTTTATTTACTGTTCATTTAGGTGAACAAAAAGAAAAAGAAGAATTAAGTGCTACATTATTAGGTGTTGATGTTAAAAATATTAAATCTGTTTTTTCAACAAGTGCAGAGAAAACACCATGTGTTTATCTATTTATGATTGGAAATGCAAATAAGTTATTGAAAAGTAATAAATATAATGATAATGATATTATTTGTAAATTTGGTTACACTAATGATTTAGTGAGAAGAACTAATCAGCATTATAAAACTTATAAAAAAGAATTCAATGTTGATATTGAATTATTATTATTTTCAATTATTGATCCACAATATATTTGTCAAGCGGAAACAAGTATTTCGCATTATTTTAATGATAATAAATTAAGTGGATATTCAATTAAAGAAGTTGAACAAACTGAATTAATTATTGTTAACCAAAAATCTATTAGTCAAATAAAAGAACATTATAGATTAATTCAAAATTCTTATATTGGTCATTATAAAGAATTATATGATAAAATTAATAAATTAGAAACAGAACTTTTACAAGAAAAACACATTAATGAAGTTCTTATTCTAAAACATGATAATGAAATTAAAAATAAAAATATTGAATTATTAGAATTTAAAATAAAATTATTAGAAAAATATCAAAATTAGTTTTAAATATATAATTTATATTACTAATATAAAATAAAAACTAAAGTAATCTTGTAAAATTATAAATATAAAATTATAAATATAATTAATGAATAAAAGTTTATATGAAGATAAACATCCTAAAAAATCATTAAAAGGAACTGGTTATGCGAATAAAAAAAGCATTATATACACTACATTTAATTCAAAAATATGATTTAAATTATCAAAAACAAGTAATTATAACAATGTATAATCGTGCAAAATATCATAGATATCAAACACAATGAATTTAGATGCTATGAAAATTTATAAAAAATGGTTAAAATTATATAATATAAAAACATAAAATATTTCCTGTAATTATTTAGTTTTAATTAATGTTAATTAAATATAAAAAAATATATATTATTTAAAATTTTTGGATAATATTAATATAAAAAGTTTCAGTAAAAATTATAATTGTTGCTTAATTTAATAGTAGATCTTTCTATTCTATACTTTTTAACTCATTTATTTTTAATAAGCTATCTATGCAAACTATTTTTATGTAAAATTGAATTAATAAGGTGTAAAAAGGGGGGTATACCATATACCCCCCTTTTTTTTAAGTTATTTATAAAATATCTAATTTAATATATATATGGAAAAAGTTATAACTAATTATAATATTATAAATTTTGAAAATAAAAAAATTATAATAATTATTGATAACAATAAAATAATATGGTTTAATGCTAAACAAATTGGTATTGCTTTAAAATATAAGGAACCTAAAAAAGCTATAACTAAATATGTAGATAAGGAAGACAAAATACAATTAAAAAATATTGACTTAAATTTTAAAGTAGAACAACAACCAGATTCTATATATATTAATGAAAGTGGTTTAAATTCATTATTAATATTATCTAGAACAAAAAAATCTAAAAAATTTTTAAAATGGATTACTAAAGATGTTTTACCATTAATGAGAAGAAGTTCAATTTATTCTAATAATGATGAAATAACATTATTACAAAAAAAAATAAATGAATTGGAACATCAAAATAAATTATTAAAAAATGATATGAAAATTGAAAAATTTCCAGAAGGTGCTATTGTTTATGTTGTTGAAGATTATGATGTTAATCAAGAAATTATATATAAAATAGGAAAAACTGATGATATGAATAAAAGAATAAAAATATATAATACACACTCTATACATAATAAACCTATTGTACATTATATAGAAATTAAATGTCCATTGCAATTAGAAACATGTTTAAAAAGTATGTTATATAAATATAGAATAAAAAATCGTAAAGATTTTTTTAATTGTTCATTAATAAAAATTAAACAAGCAATAGATAAATGTATAAAAAGCATAAAATGTATAGAGCAAGAAGGTGGTGCAATAGAAAAAATAACATATTATGAAAATAAAATAAATAAATTATATAATAAAATTATTTTGGCATCAATTAATTAAAAAATTTAATATTTTTTTAGAATTAATATTAATTGTTTTATATTATAAGTATATATTATATAGGTATTTTTTTAATTTATATTATTTATTTTTAGTAATTTTATTTGTGGTTTTATTATAAAAACCATATATTTCACATTTATTTATATTATAAACAAAATCGTCAATTAATATATATTCTTTATCTTTTATTAAAATTAAATTTGTATAATTATTAGTAATTATTTCTTTGTATTCTTACTAATTCTTTAATTTGGTTAGTTAATATTTCTATTTTTATTTCAATATAATTTTTTAGAGCAAATAAAATAGAATGTTAATACACGAATAGATAAATTAAATATTAATACAAGAATAGATAAATCATAATTTAAAATAAAAATTAATGAAATTAATAATAAATATAAAAATATAATTATAAAAATATAATTATTACGATTATTATTTTTTATGGTTTACTTCTGGAAATTTTATTTCTTGTAATTTTAACAATTTTTCAGTTCTACTGTTTTCATGTTTTAGAGTTAAAACACCATCTATTAATTCTATATCAGAATTATCATCATCAGAGTCTATATATTTGATATCATTATTATCGTTGTTAATATCATTTTTATTGATATTATATTTATTTATAATATCAATAATATTATATTCAATATTGATTTTTTTTATTTTACCATTTTTTGTTAATAATTTAAAAACAGGTATTTCATAATGAAGATAATTTTCTATTTTTTCTTTTATTTTTAGTGAAATTATTGTTAATTCTTCAGTATTAAAATATTTTTTACACATTGGATGATTTTGATTAAAAATAATTGAATTTGAATCTTTCTTATTTTGATTTACTAATGATATTAGACACATTCGTAATTGTTTATTTTCATCTAGTGAACATATAGCAGGTTCTAACCTATCTAAAAACTTAATCATATAGTTCAATTCACGACACGATTCTTTTAGTATTTTTTTTAAATCATTATTTATTTCTTTTATTTCACACATTTTTACTCTAATTTTATTTTGTTCTTCAGTTAATGGTATATTATCAAATATAATAAATTTGATTCCAAATGGATATATCTTCATATTAATTATATGATTTTAATTCTTTATACCTGTGAAGATTTAATAATAGCGTATAATAAATCATCATGTGAATGTTTTTAATTATATATAATAATAAATATATATATAATTTAAAACAATAAAAATATAATAATTAATCTGCCGCAATATATTTATCATCTAAATCTTCATTTAAGTCAATTAAATTTTGTTCATTAGATATATTATTTAATATTTTTTTACTTTGAATATTAGATATACATATATTAGGTAAATTTTTTAATATTTTATCTAATTCTCTTTCATAAATTGATTTAATTGTAAGTGAATCTAAATATTTATTTAATGATTCATAAAAATCGAAGATAGTAGTAGCCATTGATTTATATAATTTAGTTCCTTCTGGATTATCACTATGTATAATATATTCAGTAATATTATATTTTAATATTATATACTGATATATACAAAAACCAGGATTTTCAAAATTTAATTTAATAATATTCATTTTTTCTAAAAATCATTGTCTATAACGCGTATGTCTATTATCATTTAATGCATATAATAAAATTAATTTAGATAATTGAGATCTAGTTAAATTATTAATATTAATATTTATAATATCATCTGCATCTGATTCGGTTATACTTAAATTATGATATTCGCGATACCTACCACCTGAATTCATAGTTAAATGATTAAATCCAATAAACGTACCGAAATTGAAAATACAACACTCTTTTATTATTTTAATCATATAATTATGCAATTCTTTAATTATATCATTAATAATAATATATTTTTCAACATTATTATTATCAGTTATTAAAATATAATATTTTAGTAATTCACCTTCTAATTTATTAATATTATCTATATATTCATTATCAAAATCTTTAATATTAATATTATTATTCTTACAATAATCTGAGTAATATTTTTTTGACTCTTTTAATTGTTCAATAAAATTATAAAATGAGTCAAATTTCAAATCAAAATTAACTTTATATTTTTCATTAGTTACATTATAAGTTTTCATTATTTTAGATAAATATATTATGTAAATTAATATTTTTATCAATTTTTATTTTGAATTAGAAATAAAAATATTATAGATAATTTATATATTATATATTATTAAATTATAATTCTTGTCCAATTATTATATATGGTTTAATATTTATTTTATCTTTGGTATAAATATACATTCCTAATAAATCATTAATTTCTTTATATAATTCTTCATTGTCAATAAAATATAAATCATAGATTTATATTTTATTATAAATTATATAAAAATCAAAAATTTTTATATAATTTTCTTTTTTTGTAACATGTTTACAAAAACATTCATTTATTATTTTTTTTAATTTTTTTGGTTCAATTTTATAAATTTCTCTATTTTTTTTTACTTGATTTTCTGACATTCTTAATTTCATACATTGTTCTATTATTTTTTTATTTTTAACTAATGCTAAATATTTGCTAAATTAAAATAATTCTTAGGAATTATTTTAATTTAGTACAAAATATAAAAAATCTAAGATTTTTTATATTTTGCAATTCTATTTCTTTTATTCTTCCAACATTATAATTATTTAATCTATTAATAATATCTTTAGTTTGACCTATTTTAAAAATATTATTTTTTCTATCATCTACAGCAAAAAAATATATCGTTTCGTATTTAGAATATGCGCGTAAATCATCTTTATTTTCCATTGCTTGATATATTAATTGTTGATTTTCTGTAATAAATTCTCTTAATTTAACAAAATACATTCTAATTGTTTCAGATTGTTCACTATCGCCAGACATTGCCAATCTTTCGAAACATTGATAATTTATCATATATATTATTTTATTATCATCTGATTTAATTCTAACATAATCAACTGTTTCAAAATATTTTGGTGCTTTTTTCGTATAAAAATTTAATAATCTTTTTCTTAATGTTGATAATTTAATATTTAAATATTTACATACATCGACATCTTTAATATCAAAATCTAATTCTGCGCCAATTTTAAATTTTTTAAAAAATGTATTAATAAAATCTCTATCGATATTTGTATGTTTTTTTAACAAATTAATAAATATACTATCTTTCATATAATATATATAGAAAAATATTTTTAAATATATAATTTTTTCCGCCTGGCGGAAAATTATACTTGTTATAAATAAAATTGTTAGTATATATCTTCAAGTTTTATTCTAATTCTTTAATTTGGTTAGTTAATATTTTTATTTTTTTTTGAATATCTATTAGCGATATTTAATTATTATTAATTTTTTGTAATAATTAAATTCAAGTATAAATTAATAAAATAAACTTTGATTTAAAATATCATATTAAAAAAGTAATTTATAAAAATTCACAATTAATAAGAGATAATAGAACACAAATTACTAAATTTTTTAATAAAGAAATTATTCACTCAATGATAAGTAGTGGTGAAGATTTAACTATAACATAAAGATATAAATATACACAAATAGCGGATGATGATTATTATATATTATATTCACATGTTGATTGTGTTTCTATTATAATAGAAAATTTTAAATCATGTTTAATTAATTATAATATTAAAGTTGGTCAACATTATTAAAAATAACTATAAAAATGTTAAAAAATATAAAGATATATTTAAAATAAATAAAATAGTTTTAATAAATGCGAAGCTAATAAAAAGATATAAAAATTATATCATATGTTGATTTTATTAACTGGCGATACATGGATAAAAAATATTTTTTATTCAATTTAGAAAAACAAAGTTTTTCTAAATTGATATGGTAAATATAATTTTAGACTAATAAATGTCAAAACTTATAATTATGATAAACTAATTATAAATAAAATAACTATTAAAAAGCAAATATTATAAAATATATAAAAATGATTAATAATTAATGATATATAAATACATTAAATGATGACAATACATATATAATAAATATTAATTTAAAAAATTATTAAAACTATTATAATATTTTACATCTTTGTACATTTAAAATATTATAATAGTTTTGTTTATTAGATAATAATTCTTTTCTTTATATTTTTCAAACATTTTATTATAGTTCATAAATGACATTAAATATTCAATAATTCAAGTTTATTATCTTATATCATTAAGTATTTCAGTACAAAAAAAACTTTATTATTTATGATTTATTAGATACATTATTTTTTTGGATTTTTAATAACTCATAATCTTTTTTTAATAATTGATGTTCATATTGTTCTTTTTGTAATAATAAATCATTATTTAATTTATCTTTTTCGTATTTTATAGTTTGAATTTCATATTTATGTTGTAATTCTTGTTTTTCATATTTATCTTCTAATTCTTTTATTTTAGTAATTAATTCAGAAATATGTCCAGAATATTTTTTACCAATATGATCATATTTTTCTGAAATTATTTTAATATATTCTTTAGGTATTACTATTAATTCATCATAATTTTCATATGATAATTTTAAATTTAATGCTAATATAAAATCTTTAATATCATTTTCACCATTAGATATATATTGAGGATCTAAATAAGAATAATATTTTAATTTTAAATTACATCCATTTATTTTATTATAAGTTTTAATATGTTCATTAGTTCGTCTTGATAATTCTTTAGTAAATCCATATTTAGCAACTATACTATCATCATTATATTTAGCATCAATATTCATACTTATTCTTAAATCTTTTACATATCCTAATGTAAATAAATAAACACATGGTATTGAATTTGTTTCACAATTGAAAACTTCTTTAATAACTTTTGCTGAAACACCTAAAATATCTCCAACTAATTTTTCTTTATTATTTTTTGTTCCCATTTGAATTGTAAAAAGTTTTTCAGTTGCCCATTTAATAAAATAATCAACTTTACCCGAACGAGAAACGAATAAAACTCTTAATAGACCTCTATATGTTAAATACAACTCTTTCTTTACTTGTATAATTCTGTTAGTAACAGATTTATTTATAAAAAAAAATTTATAATCAATATTAATTTTATAAGAATTTCTAGTATCAATTAAAGTTTCATTTAGATTATTAATTTCAAATCCAATCATAATATCTTTAACTTTAAAATATATATTTTCTACTTTTCTTTCTCCAAGAGTTTCAATATTTAATATATTACCATCATTATCTTTGAATTTTTCATCATCATCCAAATGAATAATATCTGGTGCTTTCTCAATTCCATTATCATCATTAATTATTTGATTTTTATTATTTAATTCAGGAATAATTTTAATAATATCTTCCTTAATTATTACTTTATCAAATTTTACTGATTTACCTTCTGTTTTAATCCATAAATCATTAACTTTCTTAACATATATAAATTTAGAAGCTTCTATTTTCTTTGTTCTTACTAAATCTCTACTAGAACGACAACCTTTAGAATAAATTGGTGCATTTATAAGAATATAATCACCTAATATATAATTATTATTATCAATAGTTATAATTTCCATTAATTATTATAAGTTATATTTCTTTATATGTTTTTTACATGTAACCTAATGTAAAAAATATTTTATAATCAAGTAATTAATCTACTGCAATATATTTATCATTTAGATCTTCATGTAAGTCAATTAAATTTGGTTTATTAGATATATTATTTAATAATTTTTTACTTTGAATATTAGATATACATATATTAGGTATATTGATTAATATATTATCTAATTCTCTTTCATAAATTGATTTAATTGTAAGCGAATCTAAATAATTATTTAATGAATTATCAAAATTTAATACTGTCTTATAACAAGAATATTCTAAATCTTCATTAGAACTATTCACTAATTTACTACATATACCCATTTTTAATAAAAATCCTTGTTGAAAATGTGTATATCTCTTACTATTTTGAGTATATATATGAATTAATCTATATAATTGAGTTTTAGTTAAATAATTTATGTTAATACTTTGAATAAAATTAGCATCTTCATATAACATAGTAGTTTTTATAGGATCATTGTCATATTCGTTTTCGTCATATTCTTCATCATCAGAATTATAATAATCATTATAATCATCATATATTTTTAATCTTGTATCGCAAATATAGTATCTTGATATTTGTGATGTATCATAAGTCCCATCATCAATTTCAAATTGAGGAAATATATTATAATAACAACCCAGTCCAGCTTTATATATTTGTTGAAGCATAAAATTATGAAGATCTTTAATTGTATCGTTAATAACTATATATTTTTCAACATTATCATCATTAGTTATCAAAATATAATATTTTAATAATTCGCTCTTTAAAACATTAAGATTATCTATATATTCATTATAAAATTCTATAATATTAATATTATTATTCTTACAATAATCTGAGTAATATTTTTTAGATTCTTTTAATTGTTCAATAAACTCAAAAAAAGAGTCAAATTTCAAATTAAAATTAACTTTATATTTTTCATTAGTTACATTATAAGTTTTCATTATTTTAGATAAGTATATTATATAAATTAATATATTTATCAATTTTTATTTTGAATTAAATATAAATTTTTATTATTATTTAAAATTATTGATAATTTAATATATAATATATTATATTTTTAATTAATTAATGATTTTATAAAATCATTTTTATATTCTTCATCATTTTGAAATGATTCTAAGAATTTTTTGTTTAATTCTATAATAAATGATTTTGTATTTTTTTTTATTATATTTTCAATACCTTTCTTGACTTTAGACTGTTCTGTTTTATTTATTTTTAATATTATATTAGTATATAATTTATAATATTCATCATACATAGAATAATCATTATTTACTTCGTAATATTTATCATCATTATCATTAAATAAAATTTCATTATTATTTTTTCTATAAATATATGGTTTGATATCAAACCATGCTAGAAATTTATAATACTCTTCTAAAATTTCTTTTAATTCTTGTTTAGATTGATAATTATTTTCATTTATTATTTTACGAATTAAATAACATTCATAAGAATTTAAATATGCATATTGTATTTTATCTATTAAAGTTACTATACCAAAATCAATTAATAATGATAACCATTCATTATCACAAAATATTTTTATTTTATTAAGTATATTGTCATAGAATATATTTAATTTATTAATATCTTTAATAGTAGTAATTTCATCAATTATTCCTATAATACTTTGTACATTTAAATAAAAATATTTAAATTTATTATTTTTTAATTTATTTGATTTTAATTCAAAGGTTTCATTAAAACTGTCATCTATATCTAATAATTCTATATTTTTATATTTTATATATTTATTTATTTTTTCAAAAGAATCCATACCTGTAATTAAATTAGTTATTTGTTGATAATTATTTATTATTTGATTATTATGTATTATTTGTGGTTTTTTTGTTTTTTCTTGTTTTTCTGGTTTTTGTATTATATATATACGATTATTTAAAATATATTCTTTTATTTCATCTGTTAATTCTATATTATTTTTTATAGCTGGACATATTTTTTTTAGAGTATAAAAATGACGGCGTATATCATTTTTATTTTTTGTATTAAAACCACATCTAATACATAAATAATTATCTTTTATCATTATTTAATATTTATTAATAAATCTTTAAATAATAAACTAAATCCACCTAAGAATACCATAAAAATACCTAGAAATACTATTAAAAAACTGTAATAAACTGGAATAAACTGAGTTAAATCAAACGAGTTAACTATTTACCATGATTTAGGAGATTACCCCCCCCCCCCCTAAAAATATTTTTAATATTTTTTATTTAATATAATAAAAATTTAAAATATAATTATAATAATAATAATTAATTGATTATGTAAATTAGAAAGTATTTCCATTTTTACAAATAACAAATTTATTATATGCAATGATAAATATTAAATATATACCATTAATTATTTTCATTAAATTAAAAAATAATTAATATTTTTTAATTTAATCAATGTTTAATACAAATTTAAACTATATTATTTTTAGTTTGGGTAAACCATAATTGCAAATCTAAAGAATTATCTTGATTTGATTTTTTTAAAATACTATATAAATCATTTTTATTAATAAAAATTGTATCAGGATGAATTTTATTTGTAATAGTTAGTTTTAAATTTTTAAATTGAATTTTATTTTCTTTTAATATATGATCTCATAAAGCACATTTAGAACTTTTATAATTTAATATTTTACAAATTGATAAAAATTTAAACCATATTATATTATTAATATCAATAATATAAATTATTTTATTATTATTATATTCTAATATATTATCATTAATATATATATTATTTTTAATATCAATATTTGTATCTATATTATCAATATCTTTATTATATGTATTACTATTATATTTTTGTATATTAACTTGTTCATCTAATGATAATATTTTATTATTATATTCAATATATTTTATTTTAGTTATAATATCATTATCAATTTCTTTTATAGCATTAATTACTGGATTAATATTATTAATATTTTCTATCCAAATTAATATTTTTGCTATTTTATTATTATGTTTCCTTAGTGCTCTACTTATTCTCTGAATTATTCTTATTCTTGATACACAATTATAAGTTATATACACGCTATCGCAACTTGGTATATCTATACATTCATCTAATATTCCTACCGAACATAATATACTATCTATATTATATTTATAATTATAATAATTATCAACATCGTTAAAACATTTCATAAAAATATCTATATGTTCATGACTATTAAAATATATAATAGTTTTTAATTTTCCTAATATTTTTATTGATTCAAAATAATATAATACTTTTTTAATTAATAAATTATCATAATTATTAATTTTAATTTGTTCTAATAATTGATTATAATTATCTTCATCATAAACAGGTAAATATAATTCATAATTAGATATATAATTATTAGTAATTGCATATTCAAAAGACATTTTATAAATAATTTTTCCTAAAATATCTTCAATATTGTAATTATTTTCAAAAGAATCTTCTATATCATATATTATCGGTGTTGCACTCATATATAATTTTTTATTTTCTGATTTTATAATATTATTAATATTATCTTCATTATTAAAAATATTACTATAACTTAAATTATGGAATTCATCAATAATTAAAAATGCATTAAGGATATTTATTAATTATTTCAATAATAATATCACAACTTTTATATGTTGATCCAATTATTATATTATTATGGGTTTTTATTTTTTCTAATATATAATTTAAATTTCTTGTTCCTTCACTATCAACTACTAAATATTTTATATCTAAATTTTTACTATATTTTTTAAAATTTAATATATTTTGTTCAGTATGTTGTTTAAGAGGAGATATAATAATAATAATATTATAACTTTCTGAAATTAAAAATGATGTATATGTTTTACCACAACCGCAAGGCATTTGTAATATAGCATTATTATTATTTTGATAATAAATATTAAATTTATCAACAGCATCTAATTGATAATCGTATGGAATAAATATATTTTTTGGTATTATAATATTATTCTCCATTGGTAAATGTATAAATTTATGTGTTTTATTTTTACAAACTTTTAATAAATTATGAGAATATTTATTATTAGAAGTATAAATAATACCTTCTTTATCATAATGTTCAGATTGTGCCATGATAGCAAAATAACCAGCTAAATCTTTAATACATAAAGTACTTTCATAATTTTTACATTGAATAAAACTAATTAGTATCATTATTAATTTGTATTATATCAATACCAATATCATGAATATAATTTTTACATGTTTCTCTATTAATTCTACAATCATTAATATCTTCTATTAATTTAGAATTAAATAAGATAAAATCAGGAACATCTTTCCATAAATAAGCAATACAATTAATATTTGTAGAGTTATTTATATAGTTACATACATATTATTCATATATAGTTCCCTTATTTATTTTACTCATATTAATATATAATATTTTGTTTTAAATATATTTAAAAAATAATCAGGACTGATGTTAATAATTATAAAAATATTATTACTTTTACGAGTAATTCTGATTTTTAAAGAAATAGCTAAATATATGCTTAAAATAAACAAAAATCCGAAACATTAAAAGAATGATAACATAATGCATATTTAAAACGTAAATAAAAAATTACTACCTGAATAATTTTCTAGCTCAGCTGAAAAAATTAAATTAAAATAATTTAAAAAATAACTGATTATATAATTTTAATGAATAACATTGAAAAAGGTTATCAATATGAAATATTTATTAATGATTATTTGAATACTTTAAATAATATAAAAATTGCATATTTATGGAAATATATTCCGGAATACTTATTATTTGATTATGGTTTTATTAAATCTTATAATGATAATAGATTAAATAGAAAAACTAATAATATTAATAAACTTGAAGATATTGGGTCTGATATTATTTATATTAATCAAAACGATGAGTGTATTATTGTTCAATGTAAAAATTACAATAAATCTATTAAAATAGATGATTTATCTGGATTCTTTTTTATTATGTGTAAACATATTGATAAAATTGGTGAAATTTATTATACTAATAAATTAAGTAAAAAAATATTAAATGAATATAATAATGATAATAGAATTAAATTAATAAAAAAAGAAATAATACAAGATACTAAAGTAACCAATATTATTAAACCATATGATTATCAAAATAATATAATTAAATTAGCTGAAGAATATTATAAAGATAATATTAGTGGAATTATTTCTTGTCCTTGTGGAACTGGTAAAACTTTAATTAGTTGTTATATTGGTATGAATTATAATATTGTTATTATAATTACACCGTTAAAACAATACGCTAAACAAAATATAGATAGGTTTAAAATATATGAAAATGATAGAAATTCATTATTAATTGATTCAGATGGAACTAGAAATATAACAGATATAAATGAATTTATTAAAAATAATAGTAAAATATTATTATCAGTAACATATAAATCTTGTGATATTATATGTGATATAATAAATCAATTAGAAAAGGTATTTATTATATTTGATGAATTTCATAATTTTTCTTATAATAATATATATGAAGAATCTGATAATATTTATAAATTAATAAACAATTATAATATTAAAAAATTATATTTATCAGCAACACCAAGAATTTATGAGTTAGAAGGTAACAATGATATCGATGTTAATGAAATATTTGAAGATTATATTTATAAAATGTCATTTAATGAAGCTATTGAAAATAAATATATTAGTGATTATGAATTATATTTACCTATATTTGGTAATGATAGTATTGACGAAATAAATAATTGCAATATTCATCAAGATTATTTACTCAAATTACAATTCTTAATAGAAGCTATTAAAATGCAAGGTAATTTAAAAATTATTGTTTATGTTAGGACACATGAAGAAATAGATACTTTTATTTCTGAATTTAATAAGATTAATGAATATTATTCATATGATGTGGATATTAATAAAATAACTTGCAATGATAGTTATACTAATAGAACTAAAATATTAGATGATTTTTCTAAGAGTAATAAAATTAATATATTATTAAGTGTTCATATTTTAGATGAAGCAATAGATATACCTAGTTGTAATTCAATATATATGACTTATGTAAGTTCATCAAAAATTAAAAATATTCAAAGAATAAGTAGAGCGATGAGATATCAAAATAATAAAATCGCTAAAATATTTTTATTTTGTAATGATATAGATGAAAGTATATCATATATAAGTTCAATAAGAGAATATGATACTGATTTTATAAAAAAAATAAATTATTTAGAAGTTTCTGATAATATAAAAAGTAAGAAAGAAAGAGAAATAATTAGTAATGAAAATGTAGAAAAAAATAAAATAAAAATTTTAGGTATTAAATTATATAAAAGCGAGAATTGGAATGAAATGTTAGAAAAAGTTAAAAAATATATTGATGAGAATAATAAAAGACCAACGAGTACTTATCAAAATAAAGAAATAACATCATTAAGTATTTGGATTTGTAATCAATCATTTAGATATAAAAATAATAAAGAAATAATGAAAAATATAGAAATATATAATAAATGGACTGAATTTATAAATAATGATAAATATAAAACATATTTTAAGGTTAAAGAAGCAAATACAATAATTTGGATAAATAAATTAGAAGAAGTAAAAAATTATATAAATAAAAATAAAAAAAAACCATCTGTTGTTGATAAAAATAAAGAAATACAAAAATTAGCTTATTGGGTGACACATAATTACAGATATTATAGACAACGCGTATTTATTATGAAAAATAAAATAATATATAATATATGGATAGAATTTATTAATGATTCTAAATATAGTAGATATTATTATTGGGGATTGGGACATTAAATAAAAATAGTGAATAAATGAAAATATATATAATAAATGAACTAATTTTATTAATGAAAATGAAGAATATTTTTAATTTATAAAAATATAATATATAAATAAATATATTTAAATAAATATTTTTTTATAATAAAAATGGAAAAACTTTTAAAAAACACCTGCTATTATTTTACTGGCAAAGTCTTGCAGGGCACAAAGTGCCCGTCAAAAATAAAAAAAATAATATAATGAAAAAATTTAATATATCTATATCAAAAACTTATATATACTAATAAATATAAAGATTTATATTTATAATATATAATGTTAATTCCTGATACACATATAATAAAAATAAGGTTTAAAATATATAATAATACCCTACCTAATAAATGGATTGAATTAAAAAAAATGTGTGAAAATGGAGATAATAAAAAAATAATATTTGAATTATTATCTTATTGTAAATTAGATTCTGTTAAAAATTTACCTTATTTAAATAGGTGCGAAGGTGGTATTGTGGAGATAATAATCTTATAAATAAACAAATACGATTTAGGAAATATAATAGTATAATGGAATTACCAGGATATAAAGATAATAATATTATATTTGACATTATAAATACTACTACTGAACAATGGACATTTAATGAATTAAATGATATAATGTGTGCATTTAGTATATATGCTAATAATTATTGTGGTATTAATAATAGTATAGATGCATGTCTTGAAATAGAGTATGATAAATATTTATAAAAATATTTAATAATTCACTAATAATTATATTATTATTACTACCATTTTGATTATTCAATGTATTTATATTTATTTCATTACATTTAGAACATTTTTTTTATATTTTTATACATTTTGTTATAGCTTCTATTATTTTATCTAATGAACAATTATAGAATTCTTTATTAGCTTTATAAATATATTTATTTAATAATGCTTTTACACATATATATCAGTTATAATCAAATACTATATATTTATCATAATTTTTTATTTTCAATCATAGTATACTCAAATATTATAAAAAAATGAAATAAATTTATAATAAATGATTATATTTATTTTTATTTTTATAGTCATTTCAGCCAATATTAATTTGCTGTTTTTATACAAAAAGTCTTGAAAAATTACTAGTTTATTAATGAATTATTCTTTGGAGGTTTTGACTATTTCTGGAAATATAATATTTAGAGTAGACAATATTAATAATATTACTCCAAAGATTCTAATAAAAAGAATTAGGAATGAAACAGAATATAAATGGGCTTTAAAACTTGTTACACTCTCTAATAAAATTATTGGTATTAATCAAACAATGAATAATAGAATTATTGATATATTATCAACAGAAAAATACAGTGATACAATTCAATTAACATTAGTTATGAGTGATATTATATTTGAAATATGTGATTTTGATCTAATTTTTAATTTTTCATTAAATAACTTTAATAAACAAATATCTGATATTAAACTTACCAATTTAGAAGAACATGATTTTACTGAAAAAAAAGATGATTTTGAAGAACATGATTTTAATTACATGTTTGAAAGAGAAATTAGTATTATCATACCTGAAAATGAAATATCTATTATTTTTCCAGATGAAGAAGATAGAACTGATGAAATTAATATTCTTACTGATAATTTAAACTATTATAATATAGAAAAAGAAACAATGAATAATATATTAGTACCACTTTTAATTGAACTTGCATTAAGTACTACAAAATCAAAAGTTTGGGTAAAAGTTATAATTAACTTAATTAATAAATCTTCAATAGTTACACAAGATTCACCTAGTAATACATTTAAGTGGGCTATAATAAATAATATGCAAGATAGATTTGAATATTATCTTTCATTTTTATATAACAATCCTCGTAAAATTCTAGCGTTAGTAACATTATTAGCAAGATTATTTGTGTCTAAGTTTTTTCCAAAAACTATATTAGCAAAAATTGCACATAATCTTTATACTCATTGTACTAATCAAACATATTTTATTATTTTGTCATGTCTAATACTTTTAGAAAAAATTACTAGATACAAACTTAGATCAACCGAAGATGGTGTACTACTGAATAATGAAATACAAGTAGCGATAAATGATTTAAGAACAATGTATAAATAGTTTAATATTATTTTAAATTAATTCTATGTATTTATCAATTCAATCTCTTTATGATCATTATAAAAATATTTATAATTTTCATTATATATATTTATTTTTTAATCCATTATAATTATTTTTATTATATTATTAATTATAGCATTACTAATATTTTTAATATTACATATATTTATTTATTTATTTATTTATTTATTTATTTATTTATTTATTTATTTATTTATTTATTTATTTATTTATTTATTTATTTATTTATTTATTTATTTATTTATTTATTTATTTATTTATTTAAGTGTAGCATATTATTTGATATTAATAATTTAGTATCAAATTAGGAAATAATTAATTATTAAGACAAAATTAATTTTTTTGCAGAAACTTTATTACAATATCATTCAAAAATTTTAAAAAATATTTATTCTATAATTATAATATTTTATTATTTTAATTAATATAATTACATATATATTTTTATATATTTATAATAAATTAAATTAATAATATTTATAATAAATATTATAATAAAATATAATATAATATAATATAATATAATATAATAATGCAAAATTATTTATTAAAATATTTAAAATATAAACAAAAATATGTTACTTTAAAGGGAGGAGTTAATGGAATTGAAAGAGATGCTGACATTACTACTTTAAGAATAAATAGAAATTGTTCTTTGAAAGTTGTAACTTTTGGTGGAACTGAAGTAGTTAGTTATGACAATGTTAATGATATTACTCCAAAAGATATACTAGAAAGAATTAGAAATGACATAGAATATACATTGGCTTACAGACTTATTACAACATCTGGCAAAATTATTGGTATTAATCAAACAATGAATAGGAGAATTATTGATATATTAGAAACAGAAGAATACAGTGATACAATTGTATTTGATACAATTGTATTAACATTAGTTAATAGTAATGAGTTATCTACTATAACTGATTTTGATCTAATTTTTAATTTATCATTAAATAATTTTAATAAACAAATATCTAATATTAAACTTATTAATTTAGAAAGAAGTGATTTTACTGAAAAAGCAAATGATTTTGAAGGAAATAATTTTGATAACATATTTCAAAAAGAAAATAGTATTATCATACCTGAAGATGAAATAGGTACTATTTATCCAGATGAAGAAGATAGAACTGTAGAAATTAATACTCTTAGTACTAATTTAAGTAATTATGCTATTGAACAAGAAACAATAAATACTATATTAGCACCACTTTTAATTGAACTTGCATTAAGTACTACAGAATCAATTTGGGTAAAAGTTATAAGTAATTTATATACTATAGTTAAACCAGATGTACCTAGATATGATATATTTAAGAATCACTTTCGTTGGGCTATAATAAATAATATACAAGATAAATTTGAATATTATCTTGTATCTATAAATGACAATCCACGTAAAATTCTAGCATTAGTAACATTAGTATCAAGATTATTTGTGTTTAATTTTTTTCCAATACCTGTATTAGGAAGAATTTCACATAATATTTATAATGAGTGTACTGAACAAAGATATGTTATTGTTTTATCATGTCTAACACTTTTAGAAAAAATTACTAGAAACAAACTTACACGACATGCAGCTGCTGGTGTACAACTTAATAATAACATACAACTAGCAATAACTGATTTAAAAACAAGGTTTAATCACAACAATATAAATTAAGTATAAATAATTATAAATTATTATCTAGTTTAAATGCAGCTATTAAAGTAGGTAGTATTGGTATTAGTGAATTTGGAAATTTAATTAATTTAGTTTTCTCTAAATTAATGAATAATGATTTATCTAAATTATCATTATTATCTTTATCTTCAAATATTTTTATTAAAAAAAATTGTATATGATACTAAATTATCAATATCAACTGAACATGGTATAATAATTAATAATGAAATACGAATGGCGATAAATAATTTAAGAATACAGTTTCAATAAGTTAATATTATTTTAAATTAATTCTATGTATTTAGCAAGTTTAGGTAAAAAATTATTATAAATTTTTATCAATTCAATATTTTTATTTTCATTATAAAAATCTTTATAATTTTCATTATAAATATTCATTTTTTCTTTATTTTCAATATAAAAATCTTCATAATCTTCTATTTCACTTATTATTTCTTCTTTATTTCTATTATAAAAATTTAAAAATTTTTCACTATTATTTATAGTAATTATATCATTTCCTATAAATTTTGATATTATATCAATTATATTTTGATATTTATTATAAAATGTAATAGTTACACACATTAAATAATAATTTTTTTTTAATTTATTAATAAATAATTTATCATTTAATCGATAAATATGACTAATTTGATTATTTATAAAAGTCTTTAATTTTTTCTCTATTATAAAATTATCATAAAATTTAATATCATATACTAAAGGTCTTAATTTAGTAGAATGATGATATCTAGGAATATTTAATTCTAGTTTATAATTATTAAATATTCTTTTTCCAATAGTAATAATTGAATTATTTGTTAATTGAATTAAATCATTCTTTATTGTATTATTAGTTATAGCATCACTAATATTTTGTAATATTACATCTATTTCTTCATTTAATTGTAGCATAATATTTGATATTGATAATTTAGTATCATATACAATTTTTTTTTTAATAAAAATTTTTGAAGATAAAGATAATAATGATAATTTAGATAAATCATTATTCATTAATTTAGAGAAAACTAAATTAATTAAATTTCCAAATTCACTAATACCAATATTACCTACTTTAATAGCTGCATTTAAACTAGATAATAATTTATAATTATTTATACTTAATTTATATTGTTGTGGTAATTCATTATTAATTTTATGGAGATTAGCTAAATACATTATTTAATTATGTAATGTATTCATTTAATATGCATATATTATTCAATTTTTATAATATTTTTAATTAATAATTTAATTAAATCATTTTGTATTATTTATTATAATTAAAAATCTTAAATACCATTATAAGGATATTGATCTAATGCAATATTATTATTATATAATTTTATGCTTTAACAATAGATTCATAACCAATATTTTATCATGATGTTTTCAAAAAAATTATATTTAATTAGTAATATATTGTATCAATAATTTATGTATATATGCTTCTAATTAATTAATTAATTAATTAATATCTCATTTAATTAAGATTAAATATTTATTATTTTTATTAGTTAGAATGATTTGACTACAAAAAATATTTTTATAGTTTTAAATTAATTTAATACTAATTTTATTATTTTTTCAATATTTTATAAAAAGTATAATATAAATTATTATTATTTTAAATAATAATAATGTGTTAAAAATAAATTATATAATTTTTAATAGTAATATTAATAAATTTATTAAAATTAAATATGAATTTTATTTATAACAAGTATAATTTTCCACCAGGTGGAGAAAATAATATTTAAAAATTATTTTCTATATATATTATATGAGAAATAGTATATTTATTCAAATATCGATAGAAATTTTATTAATAAATTTTTTAAAAAATATAAAATTGGCGCGGGACTGGATTTTGATAAAGATATAGATGTATTTAAATATTAAATTATCAACATTAATAAAAAGATTATTAAATTTTTATACAAAAAAGCACCTAATTATTTGAAACAGTTTATTATGTTAGAATTAAATCAGATGATAATAAAATAATATATATGATAAATTATCAATGTTTCGAAAGATTGGCAATGTCTGGCGATAGTGAACAATCCGAAATAACATAAAATTTGTAAATTTTATTTTCTGGCAAAACAATTAGAATATATTTTGTTAAATTAAGAGAATTCATTACTGAAAATCAAGTTAAAAAAACAGAGAAATTTATAAAATTGAACCAAAAAAATTAAAAAAATTATAGATGATTGTTATTGTAAACATGTTACAAAGAAAGAAAATTATATAAAAATCTTTGATTTTTATATAATTTATAATATAAGTATTAATTAAAACTTAACTATATGTAATACTATTATTATTAGTATTATTATTAAATTTTTCAACAATATCAATAAAAGCATTTTCTATATTTTTAGCAAATGATTGAGTATTTGCTAAATCACTATTTAACATTTTAAATCTTAATGATTGGTGTAATAGTTTTAATTCTTTTTCATTATTTGCTAAATCAATAACTTTTTGTATATATTCATTTTCATTATTAGCAATATATTTTTCTAATCCTAAATTTGATAATAAACTAACACCTACACGAGATACATAACTTGTACCTGCTAGTGTAATTAAAGGTGTATTCATATAAATACATTCGCTACTAATAGTACCACCATTATAAGGATATGGATCTAATGCAATATCCATATTATTATATAATTTTAATGCTTCTACAATAGGTTCATACCCAATATCAATTCTTTCTTTTTCAATACCTCTATCTGTAAATAATTTATGAATAGTTTCTTTATAGTAAGATGATTTATAATAACAATATCTTAAAAATATTTTAGCGGTTGGTAATTTTTTTAATATTTTACAAAATGTATCAATAGTGGGTATAGAAAGTTTAATTGGATTATTAAAACAACATAAATGAATTTTATATTTATCTCTAGTATAATTTTTAATACTTTCTAATTCAACAGGTGGTGTATAACATTGGAATCCATTAGGTAAATAATAAAATTTTTCAACAAAATATTTTTGTGTTTCAGGAGGACTTGCATATTTATCAGTTAATCTATAATCAATTTCTTTTAATCCATTTGTTGAAGGATAAGCAAAATAAGAAATTATAATTCTTGCTGGTTTATATTGTAATAAATTCATTCTAGTATTTCTAGTATGACCCATCATATCTACTAATATATCTAAATTATCATTAATAATAATATTAAGTGCCTCTTCATCATTAGTATTAGTAATAGTTAACCATTTAGCATTATTATATTTTTTTAATTTAATAGCTGTAGTATCTTCAGCACTTTTACTAGGTTCACAACAATCATAACAAAAAATATCAAATAATTCAGTATTATGATTTTGTAATATACTATCAAACATAAAACCAACTGGATGTGTTATAAAATCACAAGAAATATATCCAATTCTAATTTTTTTTCCAGATGATTTTGTTCTATCTAATTTATTACTTATATTTTCTAATTTTATATCTTTTTTAAAATAATCATACCAAACAATTGATTTTTTAAAAATTTCTTCATTTGATAATCTCCAATTATATAAATTATTAAAAATAATATTACTTAATACTAATTCTTTTTTTCGGTATTCTTTAAATTTATCACATAATATTAATGCTTGACCATAAGATTCATCCATAACTTTATCAAAATTATCTAATTGAGAGATTCTTAATAAATATAAATTACCTAAATTATTAAATGAATTAATATTATTAGGATCTAAATAAATTATAGTTTGATATAAGCCTATTGCTTCATGATATTGTCCTATTAATTCATATTTTTCAGCTAATAAGTTTGCTAATTCAATTTCAAATGATAATGATAAGGATTGTCTAGCATATTTAATAAATTTATTTATATTATTTCTTTGTAATTCTAATAATCCAATATTTTTATTTATAATATTATCATTTTTTAATTCTAAACATATTTTAAAATGTTCTTTAGCTTTATCTAAATCTCCTAATTGAAAATAACATACTCCTAAATTTAATTTTATAATACAATATTCATTTAATGATATTGTATATTTTAACATTGAATTATCTTTAATACAATCTAACCATTTTTGATTTGAAAAATTAGTAATAAATTGTTTTAATAAATCAGTATGCTCAAATTTAATATATTTTCTATAGTTTACTAATATTGGTATAATATCTTCTTCAAATTTTTTACAAATTACAGGCCATGTATAATTTTGTTTAATATGTTCTCTATTTTTTTCAATTAATAATGTTTTAATATTATCATTTAAATTAATTAAATTATCTAATTTTAATATAAAATCAATTATATATTTTTCTTGATTAAATGCATATAAATTAATATCAACATACTCATTCATAGAATTCATAGTTTCTTTTAATGCTCCTAAATTTGATGTAATAATTAAACAACCACATGCCATTGCTTGTAAAATACTAATACAACTTGTTTCTTGAAATATATTAGGATAAGTTAAATATTCAATATTATATAATTCAGTTGCTAATTTATTTTGAGATATACCAAAATTACAATTTACTGATTCTAATTTATTAAATTCTGAAAAATTAGTAGTTTCATTTTGTTGATATATATTTAATCCAGAATATATATTTAATGATGCATCCTGATATTTATTTTTTATATTTTTATAAATAGGTACTAATAAATCTAATCCTCTCCAAGGTATTGAACAATAACACATTGAATTTTTTATTTTATTAATTGGTAAATTTAATAATTGTTCAAATGGTTTTCCAATACCGTTTTTCATTATTAGTGTTTTAGTATATTCTATATTATAAGAATGAATATAACGCAATCGTTGCCAATCACTAACAAATATAAATAAATCAATATTATCTTTTGCTTTTGTATCTTTTAATATTTTACTTGATTCTTGATCAATATCATGACCTGTCCATAAACAATATAATGTAGATTGATTATTTAAAGTATTTTTTATTTGAAATAAATCATGAGGTAAACAACTTATTATAATTAAATCAAATACTATTTTATTATTATTTATATAATTTAAATAAGTATTTGCTGGTATATGTTTTACTCCTCTTATAATAGTTTCTTCAGATATTTTATTAAATATATACATATCATGATTATTTATTTTCATTTGTTCTGTAAAATAACAAATGGCACTCTGTGTACCACCTAAGGGATTATTATAAGGTGTATCTAAAGTATAATTCCATCCTGAATCAAAAATAGCTATTTTCATTATTAAAAATTAATAAAATTATTTTTAAATATATTTTATTAAATTTTAATAAAATAAATTAATAATATATAAAAATATATTTAAAGTATAATAAAAAAATTATTCTGAATTATCTGAATCATCTGATTCATTAATATTAATTACTTTTTTTTTCTTATTTATTATTAATGGTTTTATATCTGAATCAGATTTAACTGAGTCCATATCTGAATTAGTTTCAGTATCATGATTAATAATATGTTTATTAGTTGTAGTTACAATTTTACTAGTTAAACAATTAGTATCATTTTTATTGTTTTTATCAAGAATATATTGTAATTGTTTTATATCTTTTTCATCATATTTATCTATTTTATTAATTATTTTTTTTACAATTTCTTTTTGTTCTAATCTTTGTATATGAATATTACGTATTTGATCAACTAATTCTTCTTTTTTAGTAATATCATTAGAATTTAAAATTTGATCTATATCTTTATATGTAATATTATTATTAATAATATTAATTATATATTGATTATTATCATCTAATTTAATATCATCATCGCTAACATCACTATCATTATTAGTTACTTTTACTATATTTTCAACAAATATTTTTTTTGATTTAATTTCTTTTATAGAATCAGTATCACTATCTATTTTAGGTTTTGTTTTTGTTTTTGATTTAGGTTTTATTTCATCTTTAATATTATCTATTTGATTTTCATCAACATTTTGATCAACTTTCTTTTTTACTTTAGATTTTAAAATTGGTTTATCTTCAGTGGAAGAATTTAATATATTTAATTCATTATCATCTTCATTCTTAGGTTTAGCTTTAGCTTTAGATTTAGCTTTAGCTTTAGCTTTAGGTTTAGATTCTAATTTAGAATCTAATTCTGAATCTGAACCTGAATTATTAGTTTTTGTAGTTTCTAATTTTTGTTTATCTATTTTACTTTTAGATTTAGGTTCTTTAATATCTAAGTTATCATTAATGTTTTCTTCAACAATTACATTTTTCTTTTTTGGAGCCATTAATTTAATTATATATAAGTTATTAATTCAATAAATATATAAATCAATTTTTTTTATTAAATTAATTTTAATTACTTTTTTGAAAATTCATAAAAAATAAATATGTTATTAAAAATAACATAAATGGTAAACCATCTGTATTATAACCAACTGTAGGTGTTTTACAATATCTATCACTATCTATATTATTATAATAATTTATATGAGTTGAAATTACTACATAACATAAACTCCATATAACAATATTTCTTATTTTAGTACCTTCAGGTAAAACATCATTAAATATGTCTCCAATACTTGTATTAGACATTATATATGGAATAAAAACAGTTAATAATTCTGTAAAACAAAATGTTATTGTTGTATCTATAATTGATTTTCCAATTAAACTTATATTATTATATTGTGGGTGATCACATGTTTGATTCATTTTATTAATATTATTTAAAAATAATATTAATATTAAAATAAAATATACTATAATTTTGTACATAGTATTAGTATCAGGATTATCTATATCAAAACATACCATTAGTATTTTAAACATAATTGGTATCATTATTGTTTTATCAATAAATGAAGTTTTTTTATAAAAACTATTTAAGGGGGTTTTTAATGAAGTGTTTGTTAGTGATAAATATAATAATGTAAATAAATCACCAAATGGAATATATGATGTAAATATTAATAATGGCATATCAGTAGAATTATTAAATTTTTCCATTCTAGCTCCTAATTGACCAAAAAATAATGGATTTCCTAAACCATAATATAAAGCATCTGTAAAACTTAGTGTAGGTGGTATTGTAGGTGGTATTGTAGTTGATATAGTAGGTGGTATTGTAGTTGATATAGTAGGTGGTATTGTAGTTGGATTAGTATTTGATTTAGATGAGGTATCTGTCATATTATATATTAACAGAAAAAAAATATTTAAAATATTAATTTTTATTATTAAATTAATATATATATTATTAAATTAATATATTATTAAATTAATATATATACTAATATATATATACATGTCAATAAATTATATTTATAATCATGAAGAAGTTATATATAATGGTAATGATAAAAATATTATTAGAGAAAAAATAATTGATGGATCTAAAGGATTATCTTTTTCAATTACAATAAAAAAAGATAATGAATTACATGAAATATATGTAAAAGAAACAGATAAAGATAGTTATTTATTTTCAGAAAAAATAAATAAAAATATAATAAATGAAAAAACATTAAATTATAAAGATTTATTAAAATTAATAGAAAATAATAAAAATTTAAAATTTGTTAGTAATTATATTAATAATATTAAAAATACTATAAAAAAATCAAAAAGAATTAATACGGATGCAAAAACTGAAAAAACAACTAAATCTAAAATAGAAAAACCCAAAAAATCTAAAAATCTACAATCAGGAGGTGATAATGATATTTATATGAAAAGATATATACATAATCATTTAAATTAATTTTATTTTTAATATAATATTACTAATATGTAAAATATAAATATTATTATTAATAAAATGAATACATTTTGAATATAATGGTTTTGATGTTAAAAAATTATGTTTTAAATTAAAATTTAAAATTTGTTGTTTTAAAATATTATTAAATTGAAATAAATCATTTTTAACTATTTCATTAATATTATTTATATTATTTATAAAATCACTAAATTTATCATTGGAAATTATAAAAGATTTTAAATTTGATTTTATAAAAAACCATAAAGTAAATATATCGTCATTAAATTTATAAGGTGTTAAATAATATAAATAATTATGTTGTTTTAAAAAATTTAAAATATCTGGATATTTTTTAATATGTTTTATATGAATAATATATAATATTTTTCCATAATTATTAGATAATTTATGTATTTTATTTAAATTTATTAAATATGAATCATTAATAATACCATTTGTAGAATATAATATATTTCCAAAATCTATTATTATATCATAATGGTTTTTAAAAATAAAATTATTTAATTTTATAATTTCATTTTCATATAAATTATATTCAATATATTTTAATATAATTTCTAATATATTTTTATTTAAAAATATTTTAGAATTAATTAATTCTAAATTATCTATTGAATTACATAATTCTAAATTATCTACTGAATTACATAATTCTAAATTTATTGTTGATATAATAAATAAATTAGTCATTTTTATAATACATTTAAATAATTTATTTTTTATTAAATAATCTAAATCTTTACTATCTAATATAATAGTATTATCTTTTAATAAATTATTTACTAGTATATTTTCTGTTTTATTATAATCTATATTATAATAATATTTAATTATATTTAAATAATCTCTTTTCATAAAATTTATATTATTTAAATTTAAAATATATTCTATTTTATTATTATTATTATTATTTATAAAAAATAATAATATTAATGATAATAAACTATTATCAGTTAATAATTCTAATAATATTTCTTTATTTAATATATTTTCAAATTCTTTATTATTATTTAAATTATTATATAATAATAAAGCTAATTTTTTATTATATTTTTTTGTCATTAAATTTATAAAATATAATTATAAATAATTTTATTAATCAATTTTTATTATTTATAATTTAAAAAACTATAATATATTATATTATAATGATAACTACTCAAAATAATAATGAATTATATAATAATAAATTATTTAAAGATGCAATTTTAAAATATACAAATTTAAAAAAAATAAAATTAACTATTACTGATAATTTAGATATTAACTTTAATGAAGAATTATTATCAGATAAACAATTTAATGATTTTATATCTAAAATATCAGTAAATCCATCAACATTAACTGAAGAATTTATAGATAATATGTTATCTGAATCTATTAATGGCATAATTGAAGAACCTATAAATAATTCAATAACTGAACCTTCAGTTGAAGAACCTATAAATAATCCAATAACTGAACCTTCAGTTGAAGAACCAATAAATAATTTAATAAATGAAAATCCAATAACTGAACCTTCAGTTGAAGAACCTATAAATAATCCAATAACTGAACCTTCAGTTGAAGAACCAATAAATAATTTAATAAATGAAAATCTAGTAACTGAACCTTCAGTTGAAGAACCTATAAATAATCCAATAACTGAACCTTCAGTTGAAGAACCAATAAATAATTTAATAACTGAACCTTCAGTTGAAGAACCAATAAATAATTTAATAACTGAACCTTCAGTTGAAGAACCAATAAATAATTTAATAAATGAAAATTCAATAAATGAACCTTCAGTTGAAGAACCAATAAATAATTTAATAAATGAAAATCCAATAACTGAACCTTCAGTTGAAGAACCTATAAATAATCCAATAACTGAACCTTCAGTTGAAGAACCAATAAATAATTTAATAAATGAAAATCTAGTAACTGAACCTTCAGTTGAAGAACCTATAAATAATCCAATAACTGAACCTTCAGTTGAAGAACCAATAAATAATTTAATAACTGAACCTTCAGTTGAAGAACCAATAAATAATTTAATAACTGAACCTTCAGTTGAAGAACCTATAAATAATTTAATAAATGAACCTTCAGTTGAAGAACCAATAAATAATTTAATAAATGAAAATTCAATAACTGAACCTTTAGTTGAAGAACCAATAAATAATTTAATAAATGAAAATCCAATAACTGAACCTTCAGTTGAAGAACCAATAAATAATCCAATAACTGAACCTTCAGTTGAAGAACCAATAAATAATTTAATAAATGAACCTTCAGTTGAAGAACCAATAAATAATTTAATAACTGAACCTTCAGTTGAAGAACCAATAAATAATTTAATAAATGAAAATTCAATAAATGAACCTTCAGTTGAAGAACCTATAAATAATCCAATAACTGAACCTTCAGTTGAAGAACCAATAAATAATTCAATAACTGAACCTTCAGTTGAAGAACCAATAAATAATTTAATAACTGAACCTTCAGTTGAAGAACCAATAAATAATTTAATAAATGAAAATTCAATAAATGAAC